GTTAGAGAATGTCCCAACCAATCCTCGCGTGTCGTAAGTAAACCCGGTCGTGATTGTTCCGTTGCCAGACGCCGTTACGCCACGCACATCCAACTTATAGCCCGGACTCGCCGTGCCGATGCCGAGGTTGCCGGAGGCATCGAGACGCATACGCTCAAGACCCTGATAATCGTCAGAGAACACCAATGAGCGAGTTGCTTGACAGTTTACCGACCACGCGCCGTCCGTGACAGAATTCTGCCCCCACAATTGAAATGTCGCAGTATTGGTTGGGCCAGAAACTCTTGCGGTGCCGACCACATGGAGCCGCTGCGACGGACTCGCCGTGCCGATGCCGAGGTTGCCGGAGGTGTCGAGGGTTAATTGAGGTGATGTTGCTGCGGAGTTATTGGTAGCAATAGAAAAAGTTGCTCCGGCACGAAGCCGCATATTTCCGCTGGTGACACCGTTTGCTGCTGGAGATTCAACAACATAGTCGCCGCCGCCATTCATCAAATGATTGGCGTATATACTTGTGCTGTTGTAGCGCAGCCGAAGCGATGGGTCAGATGTGCTGGTCAGAGCAACTTCTAATTTGCCACCCGGACTCGCCGTGCCGATGCCAAGATTCGTCCCATCAAACACCAGCGCCGACCCACTCGTCGCCACCTTGCTGCCGTTTAAGTACAGGACGCCGTTGGCGGTGCCGCCGGAGAGGGTGAGGTTGCCGGAGAGGGTCGCCGCCGCCGCGCTGACTGTGCCGGTAAGGGTCGGCGATCCGGCGAGGACATTGTTGCCCGTGCCGGTGTTCGTGACCGACACCACGTTCTTGCTCGCATCGAGCGCGAGCGCCGTCGAGGCCGTGAGCGCCGCCATGTTCTGCGTGCCGCCGACCGTCAGGGTCTTGCCGGTGCCGACGTTGAGGCCCACCGAGGTGCCGTTGCCGGCGCCGGGGAAGATCCCGTCGACGAGATCGAGGTTGGTGTTGAGCTTCGTGCCCCAGGTGTCAGAAGACGCGCCGACTTCCGGCTTCGTCAGTCCCAGGTTGGTGGTTGTCGTGTCAGCCATGTCGTTACCTCAAGCGGCCTGCAAATAGGCCGGGTGTGTCTTTTCTGTCCAAGTCTCCGCCGTGTCACTCGCCGGCGTCCATGTCTCTGCCGTGTCGCTCGCCGCGGTCCACGCGACGACCGTATCGCTCGCCGCGGCCCAGCTCTCTGCCGTGTCGGCCTGCGGCGTCCAACTCTCGGCCGTGTCCGGCTCCGGTTCCCATTTCAGCCGCCCGGCGGCCGATAGAGCGGCCGATCCCGAGAGCGCCGCCGCCGCAGACTGTATGACCCCGCCCGCCGCCGCCAGGGCAGCCGACCCAGAGAGGGCCGCGCTGTCGATGTAGACGACGTTCGCGGTCGCGGTCTGCGTCGCGGCCCCAGAGAGCGCCGCCGCCCCGAGCCGCACCCGGACCCCGGCGGCCGACTGGCTCGCCGCCCCGGACATCGCCGAGGCCGCGAGCCGCACCCGCCGCGCATCCGCCGCGAGCGTGGCCGCCCCAGAGACCGCCGCGGCACCGAGCCGCACGCGGACCCCTACGGCCGCCAGAGAGGCCGCGCCGGACATCGCCGCGGCGCCAAGCGCCACACGCTGCCCGGAGCACGCAAGCGCCCCAGAGGCCGCCAGAGACGCCGAGGCGTCCTCTACGATGACCGCCGCGGCCGTCTGCGTCGCAGAGGCCGACATGGCGCTCGCGGCGAGGCGCACACGCACCCCGACCGCCGTCACCGTCGCGGCGCCACTCACGGCCGCCGCGCCGAGCCTCACCCTCACGCCTATGCAAGAGAGCGAGGCGGCCGCGCTTAAACTGGCAGCGCCCTCCTTCGGGTCGATGCCATACCTGCCACGGCCATACAGCCCCGAGCCGTAGCCGGCCATCTATCAGTCCAGCGTGATGTCGAGGTCGCCCGCCGGGATACGGAACACATCGCCCGATGCGATGGACTTGCTCGAGGTCAGCGCTCCGTGGAACAGAAGATTGCCGCCGGTCAGGTTGTCCCAGACAGCGACCCAGCCGACCGTGCCCCACGACGCCGTGGCGGTCGGGAACTCAATCGCCGAGGTGTTCGACGCCGCGTTGCCGGAGATGGTCGAGGCGAACGACTGGCGCGCGTAGCTGCCGCCGCTCACCTCCGTGCCCGTGCCGGCGTCGGTCGGGTCGGCCGTGTGTAGGCCGAGGTAGACCGTCGTCGGCGAGGTGTACGCCGTGTTCGACAGCACGTGCAGGAGGATCTTGTTCTCAAGGTAGTTGGAAAATGCACTCACGGGATAACCCTCGTCGGTTTGACTTTCATGGACAGGCGCCCCTGGCTGAATGCCGCGCGCTCGTTCTGGACGATCATGTCCTCGATGGCCTGCGCGTAGAGCGGGGTCCAGAGGCCCACCCGCTCGTCGTCGCGCAGGTACGGCGCCGCCTGCAAGAGCGACCCGTAGAGGTACACGTCGGGGTGCCGCTCTAGCACCCAGTTCGACGCATTGGAATCCGACAGCTTGGCGAGCGTCGCCACGTAGGTGAGCTCGGCCGTGTAGCCGGTGTCGGGCGGCGGCAGGACCTCGATCTGGCCGCCGACGAGCGCGAAGTACCGCGGCTTGCCGCTGGTGCGGAAGACCTGCTTCTTTGCGTCCAGCTCGTCTTCGGTCAGGAACTCAAGCGGCTGCACCGGCGAGGTCGAGGTCAGCACCAGCGACTTCGCGGACAGGAAGTCCGACGGCAGCGCCGAGAACGGCGTGTCGATGGTCGCGGTCGCACGCTTGACCATCTTCTGCGTCGGCAGCCGGCGCTCGATCTGCGCCTCGGCGAGCGAGATGAAGTCGGGGATGACCGACGTCAAATCGTCGCGGTTCAGCCAGTCGGCGAGCGACGCTTTAAGGTTGCTGTATGAGGCTAGTGCCACCTTCCACCTGCTCCTTCACCGCCCATGCGCCTTCGTGCGAATACTCGAAGGTGCCGATGTGCTTTACGTGCTGCGAGAGGTCATGGTCGACGAGCGTCTCGTAACCCGCCTCCTTCGCCTTGCGGCAGAAGAAGACATCCTCCCCGATGTAGTGGTTGCCGACCGTCGAGTACGGGATGGCGAACCACGGCTGCTCGACCTTCTCAAACACCTCACGCTTGACCATCATCACGCCCATTCCGACATAATCAACGGCCTCGAGGCCCTCGGACTCCGGGCCGGTGTATACCCTTTCGATCTGGCCGCGCGCGTCGCGCATCGCCACCGGCTTGACCGGCATACGACGGGTCGCGTAGTTCGCGGCCACGATGGGCTTGTCGCGCAGGATGAGGTGCCCGATGGTCTCCCTCGGGAACCGCATGTCCGAGTCGAGCCAGAGGAGATAGTCCGCCTTCTCCTCCAGGGCTTGACGCGCAAGCTCCATCCGTTGAGAGGCGATCAGAGTCCCGTGGCTGGTGTAGAGCAGCACACGGTCGTCCGTTGTCGCGGTGTGGTACGACATCGCGCGCGCCATATCGTACGCGAACGATGTCATCACCGTGTCCCTTGCCGGGACCAGAATCGCCACCGAGCGGCTCATACGCGCCCCGGGCGGGTTCTGAAGAATCTGTTGTCGGCGTCGTTGAGCCAGGCCTTCATGCGCTTCGGGTCATCCACGATGCCCTGCGCCTTGAGCCGGTAATACAGCGGCATCGGGATCGACGCCACCTGACTCCACTCGCCCCACCGGGACCGCTCGTCGGTCTCGGCGAATCGTCGCTTGTTCTGCTCCACCAGGTCGCCGACATCGAAGACCGTCTCGATGGTGGCCTCGTCTTTGTCGGCGTCGTAGTGCCACCACTTCGTGGTGCCCGTCTCCGGGTCGTAGTCGAATAGGCGCTTGCCTGTCGAGTTCATGCTGCCTCAACTCGGGGGCGACGGCCAGATTGCCGCCGCCCCCAAGTCTACACCACCGCTATTAGGTCGTGGTGAGGTCGGCGGCGAGGCCGTGCGCGGCCTCGGTGTTGACCTTCAACCCGTACTCCACGGTGATCAAGCGCTTCTCGGCGTCGCCGGTCTTGGCGAGCTCCACCGTCTGGAACGGACGGAGGAAGGCAACGCTCGCGTACTCGGGGTCGAGCACGAAGGCGTCACGCTCACGCTGGAAGCGGTTGGGGACGACCGAGACCGAGCCGAAGTCGGACACGTAGACGTCCGCGGCGCCGATGATGGTCGCCTGGCGGTTGCCCGTGACCTCGCGGCGGATCTCCGCGATGCCGGCAAAGCTCGACACGCGGGCCTTGTTCACCGGGCCAACCATCAACAGCTTCGGCGATCCACCGGCGGCCCAGACCTTCTGGATGACCGTCTTGAGGATGGCCTCCGTGAAGGTGCGCAGGTTCGCCGCGGTGGCGTCCGTGCGGGTCGCGTTCGGCGAGCTCGTGTAGACCGGATCAGCGCCGCCCGTGCCCTTGTCGGTGTTGGTCTTGAGGAAGGCCAGCAGCGAGCCCGTCTTGCGCAGCGCGGTCGAGACACCAGCCGAACCAGCCGAGGCGGCCTGGTTGGTGAGCATGGTGCTCTCCATGTCGCGCTTGATTTCAGCCGAGCGCTTGGCGAGCTGGTACGCCAGCTCCGAGCGACGGCCGGCCTTGTCGACGGCCTCGAGCGTGCCCGAGATCAGCACGGTCTTGTTGCTGATCTGCGTGTAGTTGCCCACGCGGGTCGTGGCGGAGGTCGAATCGAACGACGAAACGTCGTCGCCTTCCACCTGCGCGTTGGTCGTGGAGGCCGCGGCGAGCGAGTCCGTCTGCCACTCGAAGTAAGTGTTCTTGACGTTCTCGCGGCCGATGTTCGACATGAACGGGGTCTCTTCCGGCGAGATGTTGTAGATCACGTTGGAGAGAGACTCACGGATGCCCTTTGCGGCAAACGTATCAAAAGTATTTGCAGTCTGTGACATGGAAATGGTCCTTTAAATGAATTGCTCAAACACGGCAGCCGCGTCGCGCGTGCTGCCACTCTTGGCGAGCTTAGAAAGAGCGTTCTTGGATGACACGACCTGAGAGGACTGCGGAGTGCTGGCCGCGCCAGCCTTCATGGGCTTCGCCTTCTGCGTGATGGTCGGGCGGAGCTTGTCACGCTTGGACATCAGCTCGTCGAACATCATCGCCTTGCGCAGCGCCAAGACGGCACGGGCGTCGTAGATGTCCGAGATCTCCTCGACTGAAAAGCCGAGTCTCTCGGTGGCATATTCGACGATCTTCGCCTTCTCGGTGCGCGCCTTCTCGGCGTCGCGCCACTCGGGAAGCGCCTCCAGGAGTTTGCTTCGCTCGGCCTCGAGTGTCTTCTCGGCCTCGGCCTGCTCTTCCTGCTGCTGCTTCTCGACCAGGGTCTGCTTCTGGGTCTGCACCCAAGCCGCCTGCTCCTGTCTCGACCGTGCGATCTCGCGCTGTCTCACCCACTCGACCGGGTTCTCTTGGTAGAGACGGTCCCAGTCGATCTCGGGCGGTTGCAGCTGCTTGAGGCTCTGGTCGAGCGCCTCCAACGTCTGCGCATACCGTTGCCGCTCTTCCCGCGCCTGGCGAAGCTCTACCTCGGCCTGTTTCCGGGCCTCGGCGATTGCCTGCGTCTTGCGCGTGTAGTCCGCGGTGCGGGAGTAGCCCTTCAGCAGCTCATCCAGCGGGACCTCGACTTCTTCCCCGTCAACCTTGACGCGGAATGTCTGGCCCGGCTGGGGCGCCTCGTCGGCATCCTCCTCGCCTTCGGTTACTTCGCCCTCGGCGTCGGACTCGCCATCCGCCGCCTCGAGCACCTCTTCCGTCACGCTCTCCGTCTCTTGCTGCTCGTTTTCGCCTTCATCGGCGGCGAGCATCTGCTCGAAGACATCCTGCGTGGCCTGTACGCTTCCCGGGGGTACACCCGTGCCGGTTTCGCTCATAACCCTATTGTGCGGGATTCAAGCGGTCACTTCCTACCGCTCAACTTGTCGATGTCCCGCTTCGCCATCGCGCCGGCGTCCACGACGATGCGCAGGTGGCGCTTGATCTCGCCCAAGATGCCGACCGCGAGCCAGAGCCGCTCGCGCTCCTCCTGGTCGGCGGGCTTGCTCTCGCGCCACGCCTTGAGGTACTCGGCCTCGAGGGTCTTGAATGCATCCTCCAGGGCGGGACTCTCGAGGAGAGCGCGCGCCTCCGCGCCGCGGCGCTGGTCACCGTAGAGGTCGCGCTCGGTCAAGCGAGGAGGCCGCTCTTCGGGCGCTTGCGGCGCAGGAGCTTGCCGCCCTTGTCGGCCTTGTTGAACTCCTTCGCCACCTTCACCGGCACGCCGACCTTTTTGGCGAAGGCGGGGTCGTGGGCGGCCGCGGCCATGAGGCGGGCTTGTTTTGCTGACTTACTGGGCATTTTGTGTACCTTCTCCGTTTTGTGCCGCGCCAAGCAGGCCGGCGCCGACGGCTAATCCACCAAACTGTAGAAGCGCTCTTTGTCCACGAATAAATTCTTTTAGGGCCTGCTCTTTTGAGATGCCTCTCTTTTTTGCCGTCTCTGCAATCCTGCCCTCTATGATTTTCATAAACGCGACCGGAGGAGACCCAAGGCCCGTGACGTCACCAGCACCAAGCCAAAGCGCGGCTTGAGCGGCTGCCGGAGACACGCCGAGGTCTTTAGCGATTCTCTTGTTCAAGTCCTCAAACGCCTTGTAGTCGGTCTTGGTCGGCGCTTCCTTAAACCATGTCGGCGGAATCGTCTCCCACTTTATCTTGTTCTTTTGGGTGAATTCTCGCGGGTTAAACTTTTCGGGGTCCCATGCGCCGTATTTTTTTGGATTCCACCACTCTGGCGCCGGCGTCCCGGCTGGGTCTGCCAGTCTAGTCTCGATAAAGTCTGGATCACGAGACGCTATCGCAAACGCGCGCACGTTGTGCTTGTCGACCGTTGCGAAGTCCCAGTTCCCCTTGAGGTTTTCTCCAAACGTGTACCTTTTTGGGTTGGCGATAGGGTCAAGTTGGCCCCCGGCAAGTATCTCTGCCGCATTCTTGAAGTGCAGCGCCTGCATCTTGTGGCCGTACCCAGACCCTTTTGGCGGCTTGGTCGCCGGCTGTCCCTGCGCCCCTTGGACATAGTAATAGGACGCTATCTTTGCGTTGGCTGGAGTCTTTGCGCCGGCGCTGGTGGCCGCCACGAGGTCGATGTATCTCTCGTAGTTTTTCTGGCCAATTTCTTCTCCGAATTCTTTCACAAATTCTTTTCGGAGCTCTTCCGTGTTGTACCAGCCGAGGCCCTCGTCGGTCATGCCTCGCCTGGCCCAAGAGAGCACCCTATCGTATGCCTCTGGGTTATTCATAAGGCGCTGCATATATGCAGGGGCGCCGCGCGGCGGGTTATACCTTGGGATGTCGACCTTTCTTGAAGGTTGGGTCGTTATCCCCTCAAGGTTGAAATACGGGGCATCTTCTGTGACAACCTCCAGCGCGTTGCCGGGAAAATTACTCCCGTCTGGTGGAGCCATATTTAAGACGGGAGCCCTTCCGCGTACAGAGTCCATGATCCTGCCGAAGGGGATAAAATTACTCGCCGCCCATGCCGCGGCCTCCGGGTCTCTCGCCCTTCGCGCCCGCTCCAGATCGCGCAGCGCCATCGCCTGGCCGACGCCGGGCAGCGCCCCGAGGCCCATCTCGAGCGCGGTGTCGCTCTCGGCCTGCGGGTCAAGCGACAGCAGGCCGCGGGCCTGACGCTGCGCGGCGGGGGCCGCGCGCACGGTCTCTTGGACCCGCTCTGACTCCGGGTCCAGCAAACCGCGCGACGCAAACTGATCGCGCAGGATTTCCCACCACGCCTTACGCTCCGCCATCTTTTCGCTTCCTGTACCGCTCCAAGAGCCGCCGCCCCTTTGCGACCGCGCTCGCCTTGTCTCCGCGATGCCCCCACGCCTCGAGGCTCAACTTGAGGCGCGTCTTGTCGCCCTGCTCGTCGGTGAGCAGCCCAGGCATCGAACCCATGCGCGTCAGGAACGACCCCTTCCTGCGCATCTGCTCCGGCGTGGTCGGCGCGCCCTTCACGGGCGCCTTCAGCGTGCCGCCCGTCTCGGCCTTGTACGACGCGCGGCCCTTCGCGTTCAAGCCGCCGCGCGGGTTTTTCCCGGCGGCGCGTTGCCACGCCGGGGTCTTCACTTGCGCTTCTTGGCCGTCTTCGCCGCGGCCTTGAAAGCCTTTGCCGTCGGCGCGCCCTTCGCCCCAGGCTTGCGCATCTTCTCGCCGCTGCCGGCCGCGATGCGCTCGCGCTTGGCCCAGATGTTCGAATAAAGTCCCTGCTTCATGGTGTCACCTCAACGAAAGCCTGTCCCAAACATACCACGCGAGGGCCGCATGAAGGGAGACGGCACCACCGGCTCCAGCGCGGGCTCAATGAACAGATCCTGCACCGGCGGCGCGGGGGCCGGGATGAACGGCAGCGGCTCAAAGTACGTCGGCAGCGGCGGCTCAACGGAAGGAATCATCGGGATGAACGGCAGCGGCTCGACAAACGGCGCGGGCTGCGGCAGCGGCGCAAAATCGTAGACCGGCGGCGCGGTGACGGGCGCATCCTGCGCCGGCACCGGCATGATCGACTCAACACCCTGCGCGGCAGGCGCGGGGAGCGCCTCACTCTTGGCCGGCAGGGTTTGGTCAAAAGGGAACGAGAAGCCCCCCATGTACGGCTGCGGCAGCGGCTGGAACATCGGCATCGGCTGCGGAAGAGCCTGCAGCTCGCGCGTGCCCGTCATGTCGAAGTTGGGGCTGCCGCCGGCGTACATCATCGGCTCGCTCGGCTGCGGAGCCATCTGCGGCGGCCGTATAGGCTGCGGCCTCATCTGCGGCGCCGGCTGCGGAGCGGGCAGCGTCTGCGGCGGCTGCTCCGGTTGGAAAAAGTCCTCGAACATCTGACGCCGGCGGCGCATCCGGGCGCCCATGCCGCCGCCACGGCCGCCGCCGAAGCCGCCGCCGAACATCGACGTCGCCGCGAACGGATTGAAGGCCGGACCACCGTAATACTGCTGCGAGAAATACTGCCCGAAGAGGTCGTTCACGGTCGGCTGGAACTGGGGCATCGGCGAGGGCCGCTGAAAGCCGCCAAAGCCGCCGCCCATGTCGAAGCCGCCGAACTGCGTGCCGTAGCCGCCACCGTAGGGCGAACCGTAGCCGCCCCCGAAGCCGCCGAAGCCGCCCATGCCGGCGAAGTCGCGGCTCGCGTCAAAGCCGCCACCGGCCGGAGGGCCAAACGCTCCCGTGTGGTAAGGGCGTTCATAGCCGCCATATCCTCCCATCATGGGAGAGGGCGAGAACTGGCGCTGGCCCATGTATGCATTGCTCATGAGTCACCTATTCCGACAAGTCGTAGAAAGCCAATGAACCGATGGCAGACCCGGTGCCGCTCAATATCCTGACGGCGACCGTGTAGACATCACTCGTCCCGGCGATGGTCGCGCCGAGCTGCATATCGAAGTTGTAGAGCAGATCGTTCTGCGCCTGGGCGCCGGCTTGGTTGCTCGCCGTGGCGTATTCATTCAACACGATATCGCCGCCAGACATGGCGGTCGCGGTCACATCAAAGTCCACGCTCGCAAAGGTCGTCGTGTTGTAGGACGCGCCGGTGAGCGTCGCGTTCCTAACCAGCGCTATCTCGTATTCGCCGTTGGCGATCGGGAGCACGCGCACCTGCTTCGGCAAGATGACCGCGCCGAGCGAATCAGACGCGAGCCGGATCGACACCAGAGGAACGAACGACGTCCCGATGCCGGTCAGCGTCGTGGACCTTCGGGCCACGCGCTCGACAGAGGTCTGCTCATAGCCGCCCTCCGACAGCACCGTCGAGCAGATCTGCTTCATGCTCGAGCTGCTCGCGGTCGCGGCCGTGTTCTCGATCTCGATGCGCAGCGGCAGCGTCGCGGTCTGCATGTAGACCGCCGTCACTTGGTTGGCGTTGTCGAACGTGTGGGCCGTGATGTATTTGCCGTCGATGACGAACCCGACGCGCACCGAACCGACGCCGAGCCACTCAAAGTCCGCGAACATGATCTGCGCCTTTGTGGTGTCGAGCGTGATACCGCTCGCGCCGCTCCCGTCCAACGGGTCGCCGTTCCACGAAGACTGGACAACCTTTCGGGTGTCGTCGACAGAACCGCCGGTGTAGGTGCGGATGATGAACGAGAGCTCTGTCCCGTTGCGCTGCAAGAAAAGACCGTTATTGGCGTCGAAGTACCCGACGCGCTGGCGCAGGTTCGCCTTGGCGGCGGACATCACGAACGTCGAGAGGAACGACAGGCTCTTCCCAGGCTGGTACGGGAAGTACCGCTTGGTCTGGCGCACCACCTTGTCGCCGGAGGCCGTCGTAACGGCCAGGCTCACGGCCGACTCGTTTGGCAAAAAGGTGGAGGTGCCCGAGCCAGTCAGCGATGTATCGAAGGCAGGGTCCGCCGCGTACCTGTTCTGGCTGTCAAAGAGCGTGAACGGCTGCGAGACACGCAACCGCCCGAAAGCATCAAAGTTGTTCTTTGCTAGCAAGTTGAGGTCCGTCAGCTTGTTGATGAACTTGACGATCTCGAGCTGGTTCGACGCCAACAGGCTCAAATACAACTTGAGCTGGTTGTTCGCCTGGTTGAAATACTGGGGGAAGTAGGCCGCAGGGGCGACATTAGGATTCGGCGGCTGCGGAACAAATACCCCCTCTAGCGGCTCCGACATGGCATCACACGGCCATCGGCCCCGGCCCTATCTGCGGCGCGGGACCAATTTCAGGGATTACCGGGTTCTGCACCGAGGGCGACGCCACGCGCGGCCGCTCGGTCATGGCGCGGATGGCGTCAAGGTCGAGCTGCGTGCCGTACTTCAGCTGCACCTCGTAGGCGCGCAGCATAAGCTCCGCCTCCTGCTTGTCGCGCGCGCGGTCGTCCTCGAGCAGCATCTGCTGGCGCTTCATCTCGAGCTCGGCCTGCTTGTTCTGGATGTCCGCCATGATCTTCTGCTGCTCGACCTGGGCGAGAATCTGCGCCGGGTCAGGCGGCGGGGGCGGCGGGGGCGGCTGCGGCGGCATCGTCGCCGGGTTCAAGAAGAACTCGTCGGCGTTTCTGAAGCCAGAGAACTCGGTCAGCTTCGCCAGCGTGTTGCGGTACTGCTGCGGCGTCACGAGCGGGTTCATCGGCCCCATCGTCTGGAGGATCTGCTCCTGCTTCTGCGCGATGGAGGTCAGGACCGCGACCTTCTGCTCCTCGGTGCCGCCGCCGAGCGCGACATCCACCTCGACGTCCATGCCCGAGTTCCACGACCGCGGGTCGATGGGCACCCATTGGTTGCGAAGGCGCACCACCCGCGGGCGGTCTTGGTTCTCCACGACCAGCTTGAGAATGCCCTTGAACAGGGCGCGCATCCCGGTCTCTGCAAAGACGCGGGCGATCAGCTCAAGATGCTGCTGCGCGGCGCTGACGGTCGCGGCGACAGCCGCGCGGGTGGTGCTCTGGAGTGCGCCCGCGTCGAGGCCCATAGCAGCCTTCGACATGCCCGTGCGCGTCTCGCGCACGCTGTCGAGGTACTCGAGCATCGGGAACGCGGCCTGGCCCACGAAGGGCACGCTGAAGGGCTGCACGGCGCCGGCCTGGCGCATACGGATGACGCCACCGACCTCGGTGTTCAGCACGTCGTCCATGTTCGCCTGACCCTCGACCACGCCGATGCGCGGGTGGATCGACAGCGACAGCGAGTCCATCATGTTGCGCATGATGGCCGACTTGATGCGCTGCAGGTCCGCGGTCATGTCGAAGATGGACAGGCCGATGAGCGCGTGCGGCTCGGGGTCGGGGCAGAAGGTGGCGAACGGGCGGTGCGAGCACGGCTCGTTCATCACGACCTTGTAGCCGGGGCCGATGGTGCAGACCTTGCGCAGCTCCGAGATGCCGTCGCGGTCGAAGTCGACGCGCACGTACGCCTCGACGTAGAGCACGCGCTTGTCGTCCTGCGTGCCGCCCGGGCCGTAGGACTCCGCGTAGGGGTTGCGGGCGATGTATTCGTCGTTGGTGTCGAGCTCGAAGGCGCCCATCTGCGCGCGCACCTCGTCCTCGTCGTAGCCGAGGGCCACGAGGTCGGAGACGCGCATCATGCGACGGTGCGCGACCAGCGTCGCGTCCTCCACCGAGCGCGCGCGGCGGTCGATGAGGAACTCCTCGGGCGGGACGGCCTCGACGACCACGCGGCCGTCCTTCGTCTCACGCTTGAGCTCGACCGAGTAGATCTGCGGCGCCGGCGGCGGCAGGCCCGTCATCGGGTCCACCACGGGCGCACCCGTCATCGGGTCCACCGGGGGCTGGTACGACGGGTCGTCCATCGACTGCACGGCGCTGCCGACCACGCCCGGCTCGTTCAAGAGCAGCGTCAGCGACGACTCGTCGAGGCCGCTGTAGTGCTCGGTCTTGACCTCGACCTTCTCCTCCCAGTAATACTTGGCGACGCCGAGCGCGCCGCGCAGCGCGTCCTTGAAGACGCTGTGGCAGAGAAGGAAGCCGTTGTTGTCCTGCGTGAAGATGAAATTGACGTAGTCCGTCGCCTGCTCGGCGGACGCGACGTCCTCCGGGCCGCGCGGCACGAACTGCACCACCTTCTTCGAGCCGAAGAACACCCGCATGAGCGACGGCATGACGCCGTTGATGGTGTCGCGCACGTCGGTCGAGACGACCTGCGAGCGGCCCTCTTCCTCGTTGCCGAACGGCTCGCCGCGGTAATACTGGATCGCACGGGCACGGACGGGCGAGAGCTCCGAGTCCACGAACGACGTGGCGTCGGTCAGCTCGGACCCGACAAGGGACTCGAGGTCGGCGTCGTCCATCGGCTCACGCAGGCCGACAGCCTCCTCGGTCTGCTCGATCATGGAACCGTCAGCGTTGTACATGAAACCGGCACCCGTGCCGAAGTTGTGGGTATACCTATTCTCGCGCCAAAAGCGCCGAAATCTGGCCGGCGGTCAACGAAACCAGCCACGCCTCGCGGTCCTTGACCCCGAAGCTCATCACGAACCCCTCGCCGTGCTGCACGAGGCCCGCGCAGAACTCGACCTGCTCGCCGCGGAAGCAGAACTCGCGCCCGGCCTTGATCGGGTCCAGGTTCTCGCCGTAGCGCACCACCCGGTGCACGTAATGCACCCGGTTGCGGTGCTTGCGGCGCTGGTGCACGACCCCGAGGAGGCCGCCCTCAAAGGGCACGATCTGCGAGCCGCCGGACCACCCCTCGAGGTCGGGGAAGTACCCGATATGCAAACGCTTCGGCGGCGACAGCTCGTAGGACTCGGCGACGTGGTGCGAGTAGACGTACCCCAGACGGTCGCCGCGCACGCACGGCATCCAGTTCTTCTCGGTCGGCCGACCGTGCGGACTGTGCAGGACCTGCATCACGTCCACCCGCGAGTTGTTCAGGCGGCACAGCACCATCGTCGTGCGCACCCGCGCGCCGTGGTGCAGGCCCGTCGCCGTGAACCACCACGCGCCGCCCTGCCAAAAGAGCCGCGCGTCCTCGAGGCCGTGCTCGCACACCGGGCGGCCGCGGCGCAGGTCGATGTCATCGACAAGCACCGGCGCGCCAGGCTCAAGATTTGAGCCTATGGGCACGAACCAGTTACGGGTGTTCGGCGCCGGGTCGCCGCGGAACCAGATCCCGTCCTCCTCGCCCAGCTCGTAGTTGACCGTGCGGACAATGCACGCGAGATTCCCCGCGCCATCTGCGGCGATGGACGGGTTGCAGGGCGCGTACGCCTCGCCCGGTATCTCGATGCGCCGGAAGGCCGACGCCGGGAGCTGGTCTAGTAGGACTAGGCCGCCCGCCGGGAAGGCGCAGCCGGCGGGGGCTTCCCGCCGCCCTTCGGCGGCTCCGGCGGCTCCGGCTTCTGGGGCTTCGACGGGGCCTTCCGGTCGAGGCGGCGCTGGAACAGCGCGACGTCGCTTGGCTTTAGCATTCATCGTCTCCTCACATGTGGATGGTCGAGGGCATCGGAACGGGCAGGTCCTGCGTCGCCTGCGCGACAAGCGGCGGCACCACCGTCAAGACCCGCAGGTGCGGCAAAGCGTACCACTCGAGCAGGATGTCGACGGGCGTGTTCGCGGGCTTGGTGTACGCCTGCAGGGTCGGTATCGCGCGCCGGCGGTGCCAGATGGCCGCCGTGCAGAGCGGGTACTTGATCTCCCAGAGGTTCGCCGACTCCTTCTTCGCCGGCTTCTGGTCCGTGCAACAGGAGTTGAGGTACACGAGGTCGCACCAGTCGGGCGTCTCGGCGCGCACCTGCGCAAAGCGCTGCTGGAAGTCGTCCGGCAGCAAGATGTCGTCCTCGAATATCACGAACTCCTCGTGTCCCTCGCGCCACGCGATTTGCCACGCGATGTGCCACGACAACACCAGACAGGTCGCGCCGCGGGTCACGAAATAGTCCGAGTGCATCGGGATCTCGGACTTGACCTGCATCGTCTTGCCGAAGATGCCCTGGATGAAGTCGAGCTCAATGCCGGCCTTCGCGGCCTGCGCCCTCGCGTGCTCTGTGCGCTCCGGCGTCTCGGCGAGCGTGATGCAGTAGTACTTCATGCTTCCCTCTCGAAGAAGAGCAGCGTCGGGCGGCCCCAGCTCGACCCCTGCCGCTTGTCCGTGTCACGGAACCTCTGCGACAGAAGCCAATCGCACTTGAACCCGTACTCGTAGAACCTGTCCACCCAATACTCCGTCGTCTGCTCGTTCACGTGGTGGTGCCCGCCCTGCCCGGGCACGGCGTGGCACATCAGCACATAACGACACCGGCGCAGCGTGGCGAACCAGTTAGGCTCGCACGATCGCTCGACGTGCTCGACGAACTCGGTGCAGATGCCGAGGTCGTACCCGCGCCCCGGGTCATAGGGGCCGCGCTCGTAGTCGTGCTGGACCAGAATCTCGCGCACCGGACTCTGGGCGAGCGCGACCGGGTGCCCCTCGACACCGCGCGCGTCGAACCCGAGGTCGTGCCACCAGCGGATGTTGTGGCCCATGCCGGCGCCGACGTCGATCACCGAGCGGATGCTATAACGCAACGCGATATAGCCCCAGATGTCCGGCATCCAGGTCGCGCGGTCGCCCTCGGGTATGTACCCGCCCAGGTGCTCGATGCTCATACCACTCCCCGGATTTGCCGCTTCACCGCTTTGGTCCACGTCGGCGCATACGCGCCGCTCCCGGTCGCCGCCTCGCTCGCAAACGTAAGCACGAACGCGTCGGCCACGTCTGGCGAGGCCAACCCGCGGCGCTTCATGTCGTCCTTGCTCTCGAGTTTCAGCTTCCCGTTCGACATGAACGAATAGCGCGGCGAGGATAGTTCATTAACCAGCCGCTCGTCACGCGGCAACTTGCAGTCGCGCGCCTGCAACCACGCCTTCGCCTTCGACCAGAGTTCGGCGCGCAGGTTGGCGTACTGGCCCTTGAAGGCGGGCGACTCGCCGACGTTGATGCCACGCGCCGGAAGCCTCAACTCCCGCAGCCGGTCCACCACGCCCGCGCCCAGGCCGATGCTGTCGACGAGTATCTCGGCCGGGCGGTCCCTCGGGTCGGTCGTGTCCCACTCGTGCATCACCGCGCCGGTCAGCGCCATGAGGTCAAGGTTCTTCCAGGTCTTGACCGCGCCCAGCACGACGTTGCCCTGCCGGCGGCAGAGCGCCGAGGAGTCCGTCCCGAACCGCGCCACGTCCAGCCCCCACAGCACCGGCGCGCCCGGGTTCTGCACCACGTCACGGTCCACCGCGCCCTGCGCCAACTCGAGGCCGATCAGCGTGTCATCGTCCGCCACCGGGAACTCGCCCAGCACGCGCACCCGGTAGGCGTTGCTGCCCTCACCGTACCGGCTCGACATCTCCTTGACGTAGTCGTCGCTGACCCGGGGCGAGTCGAGGCAGGACACATGCAGGTTCTTCCACTCGCCGGCAAGACGGTGGAAGGTGTCGTAGAAGTACCCCTGCGTCCGGGTGGGGTTGCCGAGGAGGAGCGTCGTCGCGTTGTGGCCCGACATCGAGCCACCCGCCGACTCGAAGACCGCCTCGGAGACGCCCGGGGCCTCGTCGACCACCAGCAGCACCCACTCGGCGTGGATGCCCTGCAAGGCGTCCGGCTGCTCGGCGCGGCTCGTTCTGGCCGAGATGAAGGCCTCCTCGGGGCTGGCGCGCAGTTCGATGCGGTCGGACTTGATCTCGAGCAACTCCCCCACGGCGGGGGGCAGGAGCTTGGCCCAGCGGCGGCACTCGCCGAAGAGCGCGTCGAAGAGCTGCGAGGCCGTGGGGGCGGTCACGACGACCTTGACCGGGACGCGGGTGAGCATGAACCAGAGCATCGCCCAGGAGGCAACCGTCGACTTGCCCGTGCCGTGGCCCGAGCGGACAGAGACCTTTCGCTCGCCCGCAGCCAGAAGGCGCAGGAGGTCACGCTGCCAGGGGTCTGGGGTGACCCCAAGCACCTCCTCCACGAAGGCCACAGGGGCCGCGTGGTAGCGTTTCACGAAGTCGAGGTATGGGTTCTGCATTTTTTTTCAGACGGCCCGTGTGGGGTTACGCAAGCGCCCGCCCCCCGCCGGGGGCCACCCCCGGGGGGGGGTCTGCCGGGCCGGCCGCGCCGGCCGCGCGCGGTCGACGGGGCAGGGGGGGTCGATTTCGAGGGGAATCAATGGGTTACGCACTCGGTGTCCGCCTGATGGTGCGTTTGACATAATGGGCATTATGCGCACTTCACGCGACAATGCTAGCATAATCAAGCACTTGCGCGATGCGACAGAATGCGTCGAGCTGCGCTGATCGCCTGTCCCGAAGTTATCCACAGGATATCCACAGGTTGTTCACAGGTTATCCACATCTGATGACCCGCGCGCGCCTAGCGCCGCGTCCGTCGAGGTGTCGCGCGTACCCTTCTCGGGTTCCTGCACGCTCACCGTCCGCATCAGGTTGCGCACGGCCTCGAGGTGCAGCTGCGTCGTGTCCGTCACCTTGATGTCCTGCTGGATCTTGTTGCCCCAGCGCTTCGGGTCCATCCGCTCGGCGAGCCATTGCCTCGCACTCATCGCCACCTTCGCGGCGTTCGGGTCCATCTGCTCGGTCTCGACCCGCTCGGCCAGCTCCTCGATGCGTTCAGCGTTCACCAGGGCGCGCGCGTTGCGCACCACCTCGTACCGCTCCATCAGCTCTGGATTGGTCTGCATGTACCGCCACAGCACGCCGTAAGGGACATCGCTGCCAGACACGAAAGACCGCAAGGTGTTGCCCTGCGCAAGATGCTCCCAGAGCAGCTCCCAGAAGTCCCCGGTCTTGAGGATCGCCAGCGCCTTCTCTTGCTTGGCCCGCTTGATTGGTGTTCCTGCCATCAGTCGCTCACATGGACATAGGTCGAGACATCCTCGTAGTCGAGGTCATAGCCCTCAAGCGCCACCACGTCGAAGTTGGAGTAGGACCGCCTCGGTCGCTCCTCGACCTTACGGATCGGCTTGCGGTGCGCCGGCTTCGGTCTGGTCTCGTCAGCGTAGACCCTGCGCCAGACCTTCTCGCTAGTGCTGAACCGGAACCCGCACCTCGTACACTCGCGCCGACGCCGAGCCTCGGTCTCGAACTGGTAAACCTTCAAGACCTCGCTTGAGCCGCGGCACTTCGGGCACTTCATCGGTCGGGCAGTTGAGGCTTCACAAGGTCGAGCCAGTCGTCTAGGCGCTGGATGACCAGAAGCTCACGCTTGTCGCCGCGGCAGACCACGGCAGGGATCTCGTAGGGCGCGCACGCCTTTGTCGCTTGGTCGATCCAGTCGTAGACCGCGATGGACTTCCGACGTTTTACTTCAAGCACCCACCGGGCGAGCCGGATGTCAGCGCCACCGTCTCGGGCTTGGCCCAGTATGCGATTGGTCTGCCACCCCGTCTTCTCGGTGACGATCTTGCAGACCTCACGCTCGGTCTCGGCGCCGCGTTGCCTTTGTCGTAGCCCCATGTCACCAGCTCGCAGTTACCCGCCCCAAGTCTACCGCATGGCATAGGTCAAGAATCAAGGGGCGCAGCTTCTTGGTGAGTCTGGCGCGCTTGCGGGACTCTCTCGCCGTCGCTCGGCGCTTCTCGACCTTGCGCCAGTAGTAAGCGCGGTGATACTCGGCGCGCGTCTTCGGCTTCGACCGCCAATGGTCTGGATACCTCGCCTCGTCCACCGCATCGCGCACGATGGCGGTCACGGCGTTGTGCTCGATGACCGCGCGCGCTGCCGCGGCGAGTTCCTCCTGCGTCCTGCCTTTCTTCCTGGCCCCCATCTTGTGCCATCGATGAGGCAACCCGCCGGTGTTCTCGGCGAGGCAGATCGGGCAGAGGCGCTTCACCTTTTCGGCCATCTTGGCTTCCAGTCGAAGATGCGGTCGCGCTTCGGGGTCTCTCCGTACTTCCGTTCATCGGCCTCGGCCTGTGCGGCCTCGACCGTTGGGAAGGCCCCGAGCCACTTCGGGATGTGTCTCCCGTCCGCCCCCCTCGCCCAGAGCACATGCTCGGTCTTGCCGGCGACCGTCTGTCCGCTGATGGCGAACCGTCCACACTTGGACAGCAGCCCCCACCGATCGCTCTGCTCCCACTCGAGCGGCCCGGTTGGGTTGAGCTTCATCTCGGACTGACTCATGCGTCGACCCACCCCGGCCTCTTGCCGACCTCGCCCTCGGCGTCCTGGTACCAGACCGGCTTGGCCCCGAACCGGGCTTGGAGGGTCTTGACCAGCGACAGCGCCTCGGCCCCCTCTGCCTTGAGCAATCTTTTTGCCAGAGGGCTATCGGCCTCGGCGGGTTCAAGTTCCATCCGCTGGTACGGTACGGAAAGTACGAGTCCTAAAGGACTCTCGTACTTTTCGTACCCGGTTCGTACGGTACGAACGGGTACATTTCGTGCTTTTCGTACTTTTCGTACCTCACTTTGTTGCTTTTTAGCCACAGTCGTTTCCCTCCTTTGAGAGCCTATACCCGCCCACGGTCGGGGTCATGAACGGCGACAGGGCGAGGCTTTCGGCCGCCGTGTGGGCGGTCGTCTTGCTCATGGCGCACTCCCTGGCGACCTGTCGAAGGTCGGCCAGGCCCCAGATAAGGCCGCTCTCGGACGCCCTCTGGCGCTCCCGCAGCGCCTGCAAGAGCTGGCGCTGTGCCTTGCCCTGCGGCATCGGATCGGGGCGCTGGCGGCCCTGTGCGACGCCCTCGCGCATGACGAGCGACTTGACCGCCTCTCCGTACTTGTCGCGCCGGCCGAGGTCGATCTCGGCGGCCTCGTAGGCGAGCGGTGCCATGCTGGCGGTGTCCTTGAAGCGCTCCCGGGTGACGGTCACGGCCATGCCCTGCACGTCCGGGCGCTCGACGATGTACTCGGCGTCGGGGTTGGCCATGAGTGCCGACGCGCCTCTGGGTCGCTTGCTGTCGCCGTGGCCCGAGTGTGCGACGAGCAACACCGTGGCCGTGTATCGCTCACGCAGCCCGATGGTGAGCTTCGAGAGGTACTCGGCGACCTCCTGGTTGCTGTTCTCGTCGAGGCCGGCGGAGAACTTGCTGAAGGTGTCGACGACTACGAGGGCGGGCCGTATCCCTGCCTGGTCGATGGCTTGCTGCAGCGCCTCCATCTCGGCCTCGGCGTTGAGGTTGGCGACGGACTCAAGGGCGAGCAGCCGCAGCTCGTCGAGTGCGCCGCCGCGTCCGTGCTCCTGCATCCACGCCTCGGCGCGCCTGCCGAGTCCCGCGCCCTCGCCCGACAGGATCACGACCGGGTTCTCGGCGACCGCGACGCGCATCGCCCAGTCGAGCGCGATGAACGACTTGAACGACGCGCGCGGCCCGGCGAGCACCGCCAGCACGTTGGCCTCGATGACGTTGTGGATGAGCCAGGTCGCCTCGCGCCGCTCGGCCACGATCTCACCGATGGGGCGCAGTATGAAGCGCCGCCCGAGCGTCGCGGGCGCGCCGATGGAGAGGAGCGTCTGGTCCGGCTCGCGCGCGCGCTCCATGCCTCTGGCCTCTGGCACGTCGTCGTAGTCGCCGGGCGGCTCGTCGCGCTGGGGCGGCCCGATGCGCACGGCGTCTGGGATCGGCGTCCAGCCGCCGGCGCGTGCGGCGTTGAAGAGGCTCCCGAGGGTCACCCCGCCGTTGCGGTCGAGGTGGAACGACTGCCAGCGGTACTCGATGTCGGCGCGGCCGGCGTAGTTGTGCGGGAGGTTGCCCGTCAGGCCGCCGCAGCTCCATGAGTCCCAGAGCTCGAGGCCGTCGTCGGCGCCGCCGGAGGCGTGGTGCAGCGCCATCCCGACCATGAGCCAGGCGTCGTAGACCTCGGGGTCCACGAAGGGCAGCGCCTCGGTGATGCGCGGCAGGTCGCGCTGGAAGTCCTGGCTGGTCCCGGGCTTCGGCGGGAGCCGCTTGGCGAGATCGGGCGGCAGCTCGAGGTCCATGCGCCGCTCGTCGAGGAGTCCCGCCGGGAGCGGCGCCGCCTCGGTGAGTTCGCCGCGCTGTGCGGTATGCAGCGGCCACCAGATGATGTAGCCGCCCTCGGCGCGGATGTCGAGGCCGGGGCGCACGACCTTACCGAGCGGGACAGAGACCCCGCCGCGGATGCGCACGTTGGGCGGGAGCCGGAAGAGGTAATGCCGGCCGCCGCCGCCGGTCTGGTGTACGCGCGTCGCCGTGAGCGCCTGTTGGTTCTCGGCGAGCCACTCCTGCGTGGCGTGGCCCGCCGCGCCGGTGTCGAAGTCGACGACGACGAGGCCGGTGCGGTGCCCGGTCGGGACGCCGACGAGCGCCTCGGGGTGCTCGGCCCACCAGCGGCGGATCTGCTGCTCGTCCTGGGTGGCGTCCTTGAACCCGTTCTTGGTGAGCGGACTCTTGGCCTTCAAGACGCGGCCGCCGAGGTCGAGGTCGGCGCGCCGGCAGGGGAAGACCGGGGCGCGCTTGGCGAGCTCGAGGACGCGCTCGACCGGGACGATGGTGGAGAGTTCGGGCTTGCTCATGGGTAGATGTCCGGCCGGAGAGCCTTCCTAGATACCCCAGAGGCCGCCTCGACCGCAAGCACGCGCAGCGGCGGGACGCGGCCCTTGCGCAGCCACCTTGACACGGCGGCCGGGGCGATACCGATAGCGCGCGCGAGCGCGGACGGGCCGCCGGCTTGGGCGACGGCATGGATGGTTGCCGCGTGCAGCGGCGCTATCTTCTGTTTCATGCGGGTATAGTAACTTGTGGTTATTCTGCCACGCAAGCGGATTCCTGCCCATTCTGTGGTCATGCGAAAAATATTTTAACCGGGGGTTGCATTTCCAGATTTAAGCGCGTACAGTCTTACCCATGCCCGGCGCGGTGCCGCGGCAAACAGGCTGGAGGGTCTGACGATGAACACCCCTGAAACCAATTACCGAGTCCGCGCCGAAATCTTCGAGCGTACCTGCACGCTGACCGGGCGCCCGGTCCGCCTCCAGTACGCCCGGAATCTGAGCGGCGTGGTCTTTACCCGCATTTGGGAGGAGTCGGTGCACATCGGATTCAAGGGACGGGAGGGCCGCACCGGCCGATGGTCGAAATGGCGCAACTCTAACGGCAACATCCCGGTCTCCGCGCAGTCGACCGGCGGATTTACCTATGTCCCGACCGGCGCGGGCTATTACGCCTTCTCGCGCAAGGTGGCCGCATGAGCACCGAAGCCTTCGACTGGGTCATCTTGGTGGGCGGTTTCATCATCGCCCTCGGCATCGGCTCCGTGATCGCCGCCATCATCGAGTCGCGCATGGAGTGGCGCCGGGAGCGTGAGCAGCGCTTGCCGCCGCCCAATGTCCGCGCGCGCGTCTACCGCCGCTGGAGGGTGCCGGAATGAGCGCGCGCGACCCCCTCGACCAGTTCGACCCGCTGATGCGCGACCTCTTGCGGGTGATGTCGATCCCGTTCACCGACAAGCCGCCGCGCATCCCGGTGGAGCTCGAGGCCGTGACCATCGGTCAGTTGATGATGGCTCTGCGGTACAGCGGGCTCGTCATCACGAACCGAGACGGCGTGTTGGTCATCCATCCGTCCGAGAAGAGGGAGGAGCGCGCGTGACCGGCGATAACGACAACCGCCCGTCGCCGGATGACGGAGTGTATGAGGCGATGGCCGAGCTCGACTCGATTCCGGCGCCGATTGATGTATGGCGAGCCGTTACGCGCCTGCGGGCGCACGGGTTCAGCGTCGAGGCGAATGTGCTTTTGGGCCGCGGCGACGCTGCCTGGGCGATGCTGCGGACGCTGCGCGATGCGCTGCGGCGCACCGACCCCGCCTGGTGCAAGTTGCACCGGCAGGAGCAGATCGCCGACGAGGACTTCGAGCAGGTCGTGAGCACGCTCGAGGACATGCTGGAGGACGGGCCGTGAGCAAGCTAGAGCTTTTTGACGCTGACGATCCGTTGTGGCACCAGATGCCAGAGTTCAAGCAAGAGGACCAGGGACCGATGTTCACGGTCAAAATCCACTTCCGGAACGAATCGGACATGAACGAGTTCTTTGAGCTGATTAAGCAGCGCCGTACAAAAAGAAAGAGCTACTGGTACCCTGCCGCAGAAGCTCGCAGAGTGGCGGATAAGGTGTGGGAAGACACAAAGTGATCCCGCAGCACCCCATCTACATCGTGTCGAAGGGGCGGTGGGAACACCGAATGCGCCTTACTGCGCGCGCGCTCGATAGCATGAAAATCCCGTACTTTGTAGTTGTCGAGGAGTCGCAGCTTGCCCAATACGCCGCTGCGGTAGGTGCCGAGCGGTGTCTCGTCTTACCGGAAAGCTATAAGCTCGATTACGATTTGTTTGGGAAGTTTGACGACGGCAAGACAGGCCCAGGACCTGCTCGTAATTTCGCATGGCAGCATTCTATGGACAACGGCCACAAGTGGCATTGGGTCATGGATGACAACATCGGGTCTTTTAGAAGGCTGCACAACAACCTTCAGATCCGGGTCTCCGGGGGCGCGATATTCCGCGCTATGGAAGACTGGTGTTGCCGATACGAAAATGTCGTTATCGGCGGCCCTCAGTATGATTTTTTCCTGCCTAGCAAGTACGCCTTTCCGCCCTATGTCCTCAACACCAGGGTGTACTCCTGCCTGTTGATCAGAAACGACCTTCCGTTCAGATGGCGCGGCCGGTACAACGAAGACACCGACTTGTGTCTGAGGGCACTGAAGGCGGGGCATGTGACGGTGCAGTTCAATGCCTTCATCCAGGAGAAAAAAGAGACACAAGGCATGAGAGGGGGGAACACAGACGAGTTCTACCTCCAGGAGGGGACAAAGGCAAAGAGTGAGATGCTTGTTGCCATGCACCCGGACTGCTCGAAGGTGATCTGGAAGTATGGGCGGTGGCATCACCATGTGAATTACAAGGTGTTCAAACAGCGTCCTGAGCTCCGGAAGGGCATTGTCATAGACCCAGGGGTCAATGATTACGGGATGGTGCTATCACTTAACGGGTCTCGAAAACCACCAAACAAGGAGGACGGGCCGTGACGCCCTTCTCCATCGGCATCTTCTGCGCCGCGCTCGGGTACCTGCTCGGGCTGGTCGCCGGCATCCTGCACGAGCGATCCAGAGCCGCCACCGCGCGGCAGGAGTCTCCATGAAAGCCCGCGACAGCCTCGTGCTCGAGCGCTGCGTCGAGGTCGGCATCAAGCTCGGCCTCAACCGCGCGCGCAAGCACCAGGAGGCGCCGACCGAGGCCGAGGTCGTGCAGGCGATCCAGCGCGCGGTGATGGAAGAGGTCGAGGAGTGGTTCGTGTTCGAGGAGGATGCAACTTGACATCAAAGTCGCAACTTGCCGTCTGGGCCGCGGAGGTCGGAATCCGCGACACGACGATGCGCATCTGGCAGCACCTGGCGCTGCGCGCCACCGAGGCCGAGCGCAAGCGCATCCTCAAAATCATCGACGAGCGGTACGTGCAGAGCCACGCGCGCGACGGCGGCGGGTTCGTGCGGGCCGAGCTCGACGAGCTGGCGCGGCTCATCACGGAGCAACCGTGACCCCGCCCGACTGGACCCGCATCTACGAGTCGCTCTTGGCGGCGGTCGTGCTGTGGTTCTTGCTCATGGTCGTGGTGGGTGTCATCATCGAATTGATGGGGTAGGTTCCCCTCCATCGACCGGGCAAGCCGCGAGGCACCCGTCAACTGGCGAACCGTAGCAAAGGAGAGAAGAAGATGTCGTTGATCATCAGCAACACGGGCGGCGGCTCGTTCGAGCCGCGCAAGCCCATCGAGGCCGGCGCATACGCGGCGGTCTGTGACATGATCGTGGACCTGGGCGTGCAGCCCTCGCCCGGCGGTCAGTTCGCCCCGAAGCGCACGGTCGTGCTGCGCTTCCAGATCCCCTCGGTGCGGGTCGAGATCACGAAGGACGGCGAGACGAAGGACCTCCCGGCGGTCATCAGCCGCACGGTCGGCCTCTCGCTCAACGAGAAGTCGACGCTCTACGCGTTGCTCACGTCGTGGCGCGGGAAGTCGTTCACGCCGGAAGAGCTGAAGGCGTTCGACCTGTCGAAGGTCGCCGGCAAGCCCGCCTTCGTGAACGTCACGCACGCGACGAAGGGCGACCGCACCTACGCCAACCTGACCAGCATCATGCCGATCCCGAAGGGGATGCCGGCGCCGGCGCTCGAGGGCGAGGCGCTCGTCTACTCCACCGACGCGTCGGACCCGGCGGTCTTCGACAAGCTGCCGGAGTGGATGCAGGACAAGATCGCCGGCCGCATCGTCGCCGAGCCGAGGGCCGCGAAGCCTGCCGCGCGCGCGCCGACGCCGGCGGGCGGTGAGTCGTTCCAAGACGACGAATCCTTGAGCTTCTGACCGTGCCCACCGCGAAGCAGGGCTACAGGACCGCGGACGGGAAGCGCATCCCGTCCGTGACCACGGTGCTCAAGATCAAGGACCCCGGCGCCTTGATCAACTGGGCCTACAAGACCGGGCGCGAGCACGGGGTGCTGGAGGGGCGGGGGGAGCCATCCCCCGCCGGCCTCTACGAGGGCAGCGACATCCTCGCCATAGGCACCGCCGTACACGCCATGTGCGAGGCGTGGGTCAAGGGCGGCGACCCGCAGGCCGTGCTCACCGAGGCGCTCGACGCGAAGACGGTCGTGGACCGTGATGCGTTCAAGCGGCAGGCGAGCTCGGCGTATTCGGCGTTCGAGTTCTGGTGCAAGGGCACCCAGCTCGAGATTGTCGACTGCGAGGTCGCCGTCATCAGCGAGGCGCACCGCTATGGCGGGACGCTCGACTTCATCGGGCGCCTCGACGGCAAACTGGTGCTGGGTGACTTCAAGACCTCGAACGGGGTCTGGCCGGAGTACCTGTGCCAGCTCGCGGCCTACGCGAAGGCGTACGAGGAGACGACCGGCAACAAGATCGACGGCGGGTACCACCTGCTGCGGTTCTCGAAGGAGAACGGCGACTTCGGGCATCACTTCTACCCGAGCCTGGATGATGACGGCTGGCCGGCGTTCCTGCACCTGCGGGCGCTGTACGACCTCAACGAGAAGCTCAAGAAGAGGGCCGCGTGATGCAAGGCATACGCATCGAGGACGATGAGTTCGCCGACCTCATCCGTGGCGACGTGGACGACGACCTGGTGAACCACCCGCGGCACTACCAGATGACGCTGCCTAACGGCGACCCGGTGGAGGCCATCGACATCATCCAGGCCGCGCTCGGGGCGGCCGGGACGGTGGCCTACTGCCGGGGCGCGGCCATCAAGTACCTGATGCGCGCAGACAAGAAGGAGAACCACGCGCGCGATCTGCGCAAGGCCGCCTGGTACTGTTCGCACGCGGCGACCATCCTCGAGGATGAGGCGCTAGGAGACTGACCATCAACGAGCGGAGCGCGACCCTCCAAGGAGCGCCGGCCCCTACTCCGCAGCCGGCATCTACCCGAACTTGCGCCGCAAGTAATCCATGCTCAAGGGCATGAGGTCGTAGCTGCCGTTGCGTACCTCGTTGAGGACCACGATGCCGCTCCACTCGGAGCGCTGCACGTCCTCGGGCCTGTATCCCTCGTGGTCGATGTAGAAGCGGCCGCAGACGAGGCCGTGCTTCACGTGGTCGGGGTACTGCTTCGAGCCGTACATGAAGCCCTGCTGGTGCCCCTGCACGAAGCTCGACCCGATGTGCCCCAAGCGGTTGGGGATGGTCCCGCCGATGGGGCGACCGCTGAACGGGTTGGGGAAGTAGTGGCAGTACTTGATGCCGTCGATTTCCACGATCTCGAGGAACGGCGCGCGTTGCCAGTCCAGCGTCTCGCAGTTGTGCGACCCGATGATGCCCTTCCACTTGGGCGTGCGCTTGGCTACCCGGTCGGCGCGTGCCTCGTGGTTCCCGGTGATGAACACCTTACGCGGGTTCCAATGCTTGCGCTTGCCGCGCACGCGCCGATCCTGCTCGGCCATCATCGGCGCGCACAGGCGCCGGAAGGCTTCGTTGCCGGCCTCGACGTCTTCCTGGTATCGCGTGCCCTCAAGCTCCTCGGAGCCGGGTTCAGAGTGCGCGTTGAGCGACGGGAAGTCCCACCAGTCGCCGATGCAGACGATGACGTCCGGCTCGTACTCGACGATGGCGCGGGCGGCCCAGTCGACGTGTTCTGTGTTGGCCCCCGGCTTGATCTGCGCGTCGGGGATGATGAGGTGCCGCTTCGGGGTCATCTCTTGGCGGTCGAGAACGTCTGGAGCGCCTGGTGCAGCAGGCTCCCGAGGTTGTCGACGAATACCTCGTTGAATGACAGCTTGTGGTTCATTTCGTCGAGCAGGGCATGGATTAGCTCGTGACAGAAGGCTTGGCCAATCTCGGTGTCTCCGAGCTCGTTCCGCAGACCGATAACATGGGTCGTCGGGTCGTAGATGCCGACCGAGTCCTTCGGGAACTTGTGCCGGGTCCACCCGGCGGGCGTCAAGATCTTGACGGTGATGCGGTGGCCGTGGATCTGGAACCGCCGCGGGATGCCGAGCTGCTTGTAACGGTCTACCGGCTTACCCACCGCTGGAGCTCCCCGAGGCGGGTCGCGTCTCGCTCGCAGGCGCCGAGGTGGGCGGCAAGAGCCGCTCCAGTCTCTCCCGCGTCGCCGGGGACTCCGGGGGCGTCATCAGCCGGGGCGGGGGCGCCGGCGGGGGCGGGCAGGGGACAGGCTTGGGGGTGGCGCAGCCTGCGAGCAAGCTCGCGCCCACGGCGATCAGCGTCGCCCAGTTTCGCCTCGAGGTCACGCTCCACCTCCTCGCGTTTCGCGTCAGCGGCCCGCAGGGCCTCCGTGGCGGCCTCTGCCGCTCTGGCCCTGTCTGCGTGCCACTCTGCCTTGACAGCCGCCGCGCCGGCCTCGTAGCCCGCACGGTGCGCGCTACGGTAGCCGAGGAACCCGGCGGCGGTCAAGGCGACGGCCAGGGCGACCCCCAGCCAGAGGCGCATCAAGCCTGGGGCGCCGGCGGACGCTTGGAGAGGACCGACCACACGGCCGCGCCGATCGTGGCGACGGCGCCGCCCACGGCGGCGACGGTCTCGGCGTCGGTGATGCCCTTGCCGACGAGGTAGCCGCCCAGAGCGGCGACGATGGCGCGGCAGATGCCGGCGAACTGTTCAGCGGTCATGGTTTACTCCTACGCTTCATTGCGGGACGACTTCGCCCCATTGGACGGCAGTACCGGGAGGGCGCTGGCCAAAAGCTTCTCGGCCGGGTATCGGTACCCGAGGGCGCGATTTTTGTCGAACGGCGCGACGCTGACTGCATTGCCCTGGTTTCCGCCGAGGACCATCAATCGCCCCCTCTCGTCGGTGCCGACGACGAAGCCGACGTGGCCGCCGCCGCCGCGCTCAAAGACGGCGATGCAGCCGACGCACGGCGCCTCGAGTGCCACGCCGTACTCCAGCCACGACCGCGCGCGGTACCAGTGTCGCGGCAGCGGGGTCGGTCGCCCGCGCAGCATCGCCGCGACGAAGGTGCCGCACCATGCGGTCTCGTCATCGGCCCACCATGCGCGCAGATCGCGCAGCCATCGGGTGATGGTCGGCGCGTGCCCCTTGCCGGGAATTTCGCGCAGACCGAGGTGCTTGCGGCCCTCCACGACCCATGTTGGCTCCGCGATGGATCGGCTGGTGTTCATCAGTCACCCGCCAGAAGGCCGGCCGGGAGGCCGTAGGTAGCCCCGCCACGCAACGCCGGAGAGAGCATCATGCGCCGCAGCGGGTCCATCTGGATGCCGCGCTGGAGGTACTGCTGGAAGGCGGGACTCTGGTAGAGGCGCGCAGCGCCACGCGGAGCGGCAAGGCCGAGGGCGCCGCCGGCGAGCGCCGCCATCGCGGCATCGCTCGGCGTCTCGCCCTGCATCGCACCGTAGGTCGCACCAGCGACGCCCGGCGCGAGCGCCTGACCATAGGCTTGCAGCGCCGCGCGCGGCGCGGTGCCCGACTGCGGGAAGGCGTCGCGCATGGTGTTGGCCGAGCGAGCAAGCCGCGCGAGGTCGGCATCGCCGCGGCCCATAAGGGCAGCGCCACGCTCACGCTTGACCGAGGTCGCGCGCGCGAGCGCCGGAATCGGTATGTCGCCAGTTTCAGTCAATCCTATAGACTCCTTGACGCGCGAAAAATTACGCCATTGTTTGCGCGCCAGCTTGACGGCATCTCTAGCCTCTGGGCCAGCAGAGCGCTCAAGCGCCGAGTCGATGGTTTCACGAAGTTGCCTAGACACACCAATGCGTGCTGGGTTTTCGCCAAGTTCGCCCGCCAGCGTGCGGATTCTTTGATAAGCCTCTCCAGAGATTTTGTCTCCTGGCCCGACCTTGCTCAAGATGTTTTCAAATTGAGCGAGCAGAGGCGCAAGAGTGGGAGGATCCAGCGTCATTCTGGCGCCTTCCTCAATGGCCGCCAACTCGGAAATCATCCTATCGTCAATCTTGATGCCGGTCTGTTGCGCCACTCTATCCATAACGGCGCCGATGCGGTTGTCGGCAGCGTCAAGCACCTGCGGGATGGCTGCGTCGCCCTGCTCGCCGATGAGCTTGAGGGCGGCGCGATTGAAGGCCGTTTGCTTGGCCTCCTCGCCCTTGCGCATGATGCCCGCCGAAATCGGGTTATCGGTCAGGAAACGCTGCACGGCGCGCAGGTTCTCCGACCCGGTGCGGGCGGCGACATCCACCGGCACGCCGGCGGCCAAGAGGCGCTGCGCGGCTTGCTCCACCTGCGGCCTCTGGACGCTGGTCACGGGCTGCGCGAGGCGCGCGATGCTGCGCGCGGCGACGTTACCGACCATGCCGCCGAGCGCGCCGGTGCCGACGTTCACGGCGCGGCTCTCCTCCTCGCCCACGGGCTGCGCGGCGCCGAGCAGTCCGCCCGCCGTGGCGGCTCCTGCAACGGTGCGCGGGGCGACCACGGCCTGCCCAACGCGCCCGGCCATTCCGCCGGTGCGCGCGAGCGCGGTGCCGGGGACCAGCAGCGACGCGATGGAGCCGAGGGTGTAGCCCGCCATGCCTGCGCCGGACTCCATGAAGGGCGCGTTCTCGGCGGCGCGGATGTCCTGCTTGCGGCGCAGCCGCTGCACGGTCTCGGGCGCGACGAGGCCCGCCGCGCCGCCCGCCTCGGCGCCGAGCTGCTGTAGCCCGTAGCCGATGTCCTTGACGGACTGGAGCGCGCCGCGGCCGAACTGCTCCAAGCCGCCCATCGGCGGCTCGGCGCGCTGCTTGAGGATGCGCTGGATCTCCGCCTCGATCTGCGCGGGCGGCATGGAGTCGGGGAAGTCGATGTTCCCGAGACCCTCGACAAAGACCTTCGGCATGGCGGATTACCTCGGCTGCGCCGGCACGAGCCGGCCGTTGCGGTAGATGAACTGCGGAACCGCCGGGGCGGCAGGAGCCGCGGCCGGGGCGGCAGGAGCGCCAGGGGCGGCAGGAGCCGCGGCCGGCCGTGCCGGCGATGGCATCGGAGCGCGGAAGTACGAGCCGCTGAGAAGCGCCGCCTCCTCCTGCTGGTCCAACGCCATGCGCCGCTGCGCGGCCGCGATGGCGCGGTCGAGGATCTTGTTGCGTACTGCCCTCGGAAGCGAACTCGAGCCTTGTAGTTCCAGCAAGATCTTGCGCTCGCCTTCGGTCGGCGCGGCGCCGAAGATGGACTTGAGCTGCGGCAACACCTGCTGCTTCAAGAGCATGTCGAACTCAATCGTCGCCTGCGCCCCCTCGGGTTCAATGGCGCCGGGAAGCGCCGCTCCCGCCGTTGCCCTGAAGCCGGCCATCGGTCCCTCAAAGGCCAAGTCACTCAACCGGCGCGCTTCGGTGAGTCCGGCCACGCCCTCCTGTAAGGACGCCATGCGCTCGCGGATCTGGAAGATGCGGTCGCGCTCGCTCTTGGACAGGTCCGGCGCACCGCCCCCTGCCGCGCCACTCGCGCCGCCCGCGCCGCCCCCGCCGCCCACGGCTACCCGCGGCGGCTCGCGCAGGATCTTGAGTTCATCGCTAGAATCGCGCTGCACGATTGTTCCGCGCGGCAAGTTAAGACGAGCCACCTCCTGCGGAGTAAGCGTCTCAACCTTTGCCTCCGGCGGCCTAACGAATTGGCCCGTCAGCGGGTACAGCCGAGAGCCGCCAACCGTCACACCGGTAACGCCCTCGGTGGCGAGCTTGGAAAGATCAGGCGCCATCGTGGCGACATCGCGCCCCGCCTGCGTGCCGTAGAGCCGCGCCAGGGCCTCCTGCGGGGCCTGACGGTAGCGGGCGGTCAACGGGCCGCCCTCGCCGCCTGGGAGGCTCTCGAGCGCCCCCGCGGTGCCACCGAGCAGCCTGCCCGTGATGCGCGGCATCTCCGCCTCGGCCGCGGCGGTGCGGCGCGTCAGCTCGGCCTGCGCGCGGCGCTGGGCGCGAGCCTGCGTCACGGCTCCGAGCGCCTCTGATCCCTGAGACGGGTCAATCATGCCGCGCCCGATGACGCCGATGATTGAACGACGCGCGGCTGCCTTTTCCTCGGGGCTCATGCCCTCAAGATCCTCGCCCAGCAAGCCGCCGACATAGCGGTCAAATCCGCGCCCGAGGCGCTTTAAGAGTCCTTCACGCTCTGCCATACGTCACCTCAATCAAAGAGCAGGCCGCGCATCTTGCGGCCGCCGTAGGATGAATACAGATTGCTGTAGATCTTGCGCGGGTCCATGCCGTCCGGCATACGCGGGCGCGCCGAGGCGAAGGAATTAAGGTCCTCCTCCTCGCCCTGCGGCATGGACGCGAGACGCATCCCGAGCTTGCCGAGCTTGCCGGCTTTGGAGTAGGCGTCGCCGTAGCGCGAGGCCGCGGATGCGCCCAGCCCGTCGCCGCCCATGCCGGCGAGTTTCCTAAGAAAATCTAGGTCCACGTCACACGCTCCCGCGGCGCTTGCCGCCCACTTTCTTGTCGAGCTCCTTCACGGCCTCGGTCAAAAGGCCGACGACCTGGGGCAGATCGTACTGCCGCATACCATCCGACTCGCGCCGCGAGACGGCCTGCGGCATGGCGCGCTCCACCGACTGCGCGGACATACCCATGTCCTCCTCGCCGCCGTTGTCCTCGCCCTCGTTCTCGCCGTATCCGTTTTCCCACTTGAACTCGATGCCCTTCAACCGACGCACCTTGTCGAGCGGGTTCTTGATGGGCTTGATGTCGCGCTTCATGCGCTCATCAGACCCGGGGGTCGGGAAAAACGCCGACGCCACCTGACCGGCCATGTTGAAGTACGACGGGCGGCTCGTAACCGTGCCGGTCGTGGTCGTGTTCATCGGCGACGCCTGCACCGCGCCCTGACGGATCGCAAGCTGCTGGAGCGGGAACTGCTGCCGGCGGAAGTCCTCCTCGCGCTGCGCGTTGAGGAACTGCTGGAAGAGCTGCTGCTGCTGCGTGCCGAGGCCCATCATCGCAGCGCCCGCGCCGTAGCGGTTCTGGAGCGCCGTCTGGCCGTAGCCGGCCAAGTCGCGCCCGGCGCCGAGCCGGAGCTCTGCGCCCTGCATTCCCGCGGCTTGGTTCGCGCGAGCGGCCTCCATCGCCGTGCCGACATTGAACTGCTCGGCGGCGGTCCCGAGGCGCTGCGCGTCGAGCTGCGCGCGCTGGTTCGCCTCCTCCGCAGACAGGCCCATCCGCATGTAGTCCTGCACGGCCTGCTGGTTCGCCGTGCCGGCGCGCATCGCCTGCTCCACATTGAACTGCTCGGCCGTGAGACCCAGTCGCTGCGCTTCCTGCGCCGCGCGCTGGTTCTCGAGGTCGGCGCGCATCTGCGCGTCGACATTCGCGGTCTCGGCCGTGAGCCCAAGACGCGCGAGCTCCATGTCGCGCTGCTGGTTCGAGATCTGCCCACGCTGGGCGAGCTCCAACACATTCTGCGCCGCCTGCTGGTTCGAGAGCCGCACCGCCTGCTCGCGGCCGACGTCGGCCTCGCGCAGCGCCGCGGCCTCGCGGAAGCCTCGAGCACGCTGCTCGGCCACGAAGCGGTTACGCTCGCGCGCCGCCTCGCCCGCGGCGATGCCCTCCTCAATGGCCGCGCGCGACCCGCCGAAGGCACGGGCCGCGGTGGCGCGGGCAGCGCGAGCGCCACGGGCTTGCTCCTCGGCGCGGCCGATGTCCTCAAGCCCAGCCTGGGTGACGGCCGCCTCGAAGGGGTTCATGTAGCGGCCGAGGTCTTGCTCCAAGAACCCGGCCGCCTGCGCCGTGGGCGCAGCGCCCGGGGCGGCGATGTCACGCGCCGCGAAGGTCGTCCCGACGCGGCCGGCAGAGACGCGGCTGGGGGCAAACTGCGTCCCGACCGCGCCGGCGCTCACGCGCTCCGGGCCGCGCGCCAGTGCGCCGCCGATGTCGCGCGCGCCGAACTGCGTCCCGACGGCGCCCGGCGCGATGCGCTCGGGTTGGAAGCCGAGCTCACGCTGCGCCGCGCGCGCGGCCTGCTCCACCTCGGGGACGAAGCCGCCCTCCTGCGCGATGCGGCGCGTCATGGCCTCGCCGGCCATGTAGTCGCGCGTGAAGGGCGCCACCATCAAGCCGCGGTACGGCTCGTAGGGGATCGCCGCGACGTCCTCGGCGAACTGCAGGTTCTGCAGGACGCGATTGTAGATCTGCGGGTCGATCTCCGTCTTGGAGACTTCCTTCTTCTTGGAACTAAAAATCTTGCTCACAGTTTCTTCTCCAGCACCACGGCGGTGCGGCGGTATCCTTCAAGCGCCCTCTGCCATCCAGGGCGACCCATTATCAGCATCGTGTCGCAGCCGATGTCGCGCGCCCACTTCTCGATGATCGGTCGGATGTGGTCGTTGATCTCCTTCAAGTCTCCGGCCCCGATGATGACCGTCAGTTGCTTGATGCGCGGGAAGATGTCGATGGTCGTGACGACGCACGAACTCTCCGAGCACCAGAACTGGAACTCGCCCGAGTTGATGCGCTCGACGACATCCTCGAAGGTCATCTGACCATACCCCTCCGCGAGCGCCCTGTCGATGAGCTCGCGGTAGCGGTTCAGTATCTCGCGCTCGTAGTAATCGGCCTGCATCATCGCTCGCCCCCCGCCACGGCATCGAGCCGCATGGTGCCGACGCGCCAGTCGGTCATGGAGTCGCCCGTGACCTTCATCTCGACCTGACGGCCGCTGAAGCGGACCGGGGTGTATGGCGAGTCTATGGTGTAGGTCTTGACCACCTCGCTCCCGAGCGGGGTGAATCGCGTCTTGAACTGCACGCCGACAGACCCCTGCGTCTTCTCGTCGGCGATGAGCTGGCGCGCCACCATGATGCGGTCGCCGTTGCCGAACTCTATCGGCCCCGTCTGCGCGTAGGGCGTCGCGCCATCATAGGTGACGCCGACCTCCTGCTCGTAGACGTAGCCGTCCGGCGAGACCATGAGCGGGTAGCTGAAGACGCCACGGTCGGTGCCGGCCGTGCGGGCAAGAGACCCGATGGTCCAGTGCTGCTCGCGGTAGTTGTAGACCACGTAGGAGTCGTTCTCGGTGTTGCTGATGCTCGGGTAGAACCACCAGATCTCGCCGAACTGGTTGTTCGCCACGGCGTAGACCTTCGAGCGCTGCGTCTGCGAGAGGTTGTTGGTCACGTAGTCGAGCACGTCGCACTTGATCGGGCGCACGAAGCCGTCGTAGGTGAAGAAGCCCGACGGCGACCACCAGAAGGCGACGGACTCCACCGCTGCCACGGCCTGGGCGCTGATGAGGCCGCAGCCGGTGGCGATGCGCTCGAAGCCGTACACGAACGGCGGACCCTGGTACTGGGCCGTGTGGACATCCACGTCGGTGAAGATGAGGTTCACGCCGCGCAGTCTCTTGCCGGCGACGATGGAGCCGACCGACTCCAGCTCGATGTCGCCGGCCTGGTTGGTGACGGCCGGCGTCCAGAGCGTGTTGTTCTCCTGGTCGCACCATTGCACCTTGCGCGCGTTGCCGCCCGCGCCGAGCGCGAACACGAACCGCTCGGCCGTGACCATCACGGCCTTGTTTCCGGTCGGTGCGTTGGCGAGCGCGGCCGCGTCAGAGGCGGTGTTGAGCTGCCACTCGAGGATCTTGCCGTCGGCGTTGGAGCAGGCGAGCAGATACTCGCCCCAGTTGTCGAGGCTCCATGTCGTCGCCGGCGTCACGGTGCCGGTGTCGGGGCGCGGGGTGCCGTAGGAGAACAACCCGTAGGGGCCGCCGCCGTAGGCGAGGTTCAGCGTCGCGTCGGCGCTGCCGGCCGTGAACCCGGCCGGGGTGATGTCGGTCAGCGTCCCGGCCTCGTTCATCGCGTAGAGGTTCGAGTGCGTCCCGGCGGCGATCCAGCGCGCGTTGGCGTTGGTGCGCCAGGTGAGGAGCCCCCGGCACTTGCCGGTGAGCTGACTGTTCGACCGCTTGCGCCACCCGCCGACGGGTCGCATCGTGCCCTCGTACCATCGCACGAGCGAGGCGTCGCGCCAGCGGCTCTTGCTCTGGTAATCGGTGCCGTTGCGGTACACGCCCGGCTGGATGTTGAGGGGTACGAGCATCGTCACTCCTTCGGGAAGAACCAGCCCTTGAGCATTCCTGTGAGCAGCGCGATGGCGGCCGCGAGGCCGGCGAGCCACTTGACGAAGGCGACGAGCGTCTCGGCCGTGGCCCATGCGTTTGCGAGTTTCTTCAAGTCGCCCTTCACCTCGGACATATCCGACTGAAGCGCCTCTAGATCCTTTCGCAAGAGCGCGATCTCCACGGCGTCATTCCGTTCGTCTGACATGGCTCACCTAGCGGATCACGCGGCCCAGGGCAGCTTCGGCGCGACAATCGGCGGGTTCTTCTGGGCCTCAATCTGGCCCTCGACGGCGGCTTCGGTCGCGTCCTTGTCCACGCCGTTGGCCCAGACCCAGCCCAGCACCTGCGCTTCGGTGAGGTCAGCGTAGGGCGTGAAGGACGGCCCCTGCACCACCGAGAACGAGGTCGTGCTGTAGACCTGCCCCGAGTAATTGCCATCCACGCCGGTGCATTGCCAATGGGCGGTTACCACATAGTCCGCGCCTTCGGGAGCCTGCGGGACGCAATCCAACTGGGAGATTGTCCAAGTAATCGTAGTCATTGCTTCATTTCCTCTTGCTTTGGCAGGTGCGGCTCGACCTGCGACTTGAGTTTAACGAAGAGCGGATACGCGCCCTGCGAGGTCGGCAGCGAACCGACGAGGTTGGTCATGGCGACGGCTTCCTCAAGGGTGAGGTTAAGGGTGATGTCGGACATTACTTGGCTCCTTTCAGCGCGTCGAGTTCGGCCTTGAGTTCTTGGATAGCCTTGACGAGGACAGGGATGAGGTCTGCACGCACCGCCTTGTACGGCTCCTCGCCTTCCGGTGCAGGGTCTTTCCAAGTGTCAATCAAGTCGGGGAACACCTGCTCAAACTCTTGAGCGATAAACCCACGGTCGTTCTTGATGTCCTTGCCCTTGCCTTCCTTCCAGTCAAACTTGCGAGGCTTGAGCGCCATGATTGCGTCAAGTCCGGCATCAAGGTCGCGGATGTTTTCCTTCAGGCGCTGGTCAGAGATGGCGCTGATGGTTGTGTTGGTCGCGTAAACCGTGCCACCCCAGCCAACATAGAAGCGATACGCTGCCGCTCCGGTTGAATACATCCCATAGGATT